TCAAGGCGCGCTAGGCGGGTGGGACCAAGTTCGGGCTAGGTTGCGCGGTGACGAAACAGGGCCGGGTTTGCTGATATTCAGCACGTGCCGCGACCTGATCCGCACTTTGCCGGCGTTGCAGCATGATCCTGACCGCCCGGAAGATGTGGACAGTGACGGCGAAGATCACGCGCCGGATGAGGCCCGTTACGCTTGCATGAGCCGCCCTTGGGTGCGGCAGAAGCCGGTGCAAAAGCCGGGGAATATTGTGTCAGTTGGTGGCACGAATACCGCCACCTTTAACGATTTATGGAAAACCGCGCCGCAAGCCGCGCGCTGGTAAGGAAATCCGCCATGTTGAATGCCCCATTCTCGCCCGGCGAGACCTTAACGCTTTCCGTAACAACCACCAGCAGCAACGCAAGTTTTGCGACGGCTGGAACGGCGGCGTCTGTCATTGAAGTGCAGAATACTGGCTCTTCCCCATGCTTTATTGTTTTCGGAGCCACCGCAACAACAGCGGGATATCCGATTGGTGCCGGTCAGGCCAAACTATTGAGTAAACCGCCCGGACAAGCGCAGATCGCAGCCATTTGTGGGTCTGGCAGCACCACGCTTTATGTCACGTCAGGCCAGGGCCGTTAAATTGTCACAGCGCCTAAATACGCGGTTGCGGGCGTCGGCTGCCGCGGTTAGCAGCGGCATCGTCACCAGCGGCCTTGTGATGCACTTGGACGCGGGCAACGCCGCATCCTATCCCGGCAGTGGCACGGCTTGGACTGATTTGACCGTGAACGGGAATAACGGGACGCTGACCAACGGCCCGACCTATAGCGCGGCGGATGGCGGCCAGATTGTTTTTGATGGTGTGAATGATTACATCAGCGGGACGAATAATGCATCCGTGCAGATCACTGAGGGAACCATAGCGTGTTGGGTTCGGTGTCAAACTGAGCCTAATTATGTCGGTCTCATAAGCAAAAATCGTGCGTGGGCACTAGTAACTAACAATGATGTGCTTGGCTGCTATGATTGGGGTAATGCTGTTTTTCGATCTACTGGCTTAAATATCGCGGATAATGCTTGGCGTTACATTGCTATGACTTTCACGAACACGGTTGGAACCCCCTCAAACAACGCGATTATTTATGTTAATGGTTCTGCTGTGCTGACCACCACAACAAAGCATGTTAATCAAGCTACGGAGTTTGGTTTAGCGGTAGCAGAGGCATCTTCTGGCGAGAATTTGCGGGGCGGTATTGCGATTGGTCATATCTATAACCGCCCAATTACTGATCTTGAAGTCCTTCAAAACTTCAACGCCAACAGAGCGAGGTTCGGCCTATGATTGAATGGAAAATCGCAAACCTATTTGCCACGCTGAGCAATTCCGAGGTGGACCAGCAGCGCCCCAATGGCGCGATTGTGGTGCGCGCTGAATGGCAGGTAACGGGGCGCGACCAGAACATCACGGCAAGCGTGACGGGCTTTCAAGAATTTGTCTATGACCCGACAACGGAGTTCACGCCGTATTTTGGACTGACGGAAGAACAGGTTTTGTCGTGGGTTCATCGCGCAATGGCCGGGCAGCGCAAAGCCTATGAAGATATGGTGATGCAGCAAGTGGCGCAGAAGAAAGCAGAGCCGATCACGCTGCCGCTGCCGTGGCATCAGCCCGCGCCGATTATAGTGGAACAGCCTTCCGGCAACGACACGCTGATAGGCGGCAACGGCAATGATAGTCTTGAAGGTCTGGCGTGACCCGCAAAATACCGCCTGGAGTTGGTCATGCCTTGATTGGCGCTGCGCTGACTGCAGCTATTGGTATCCCATGCGCGCTGTTTGGCTTGCCTGCGCTTATCGGCGCTGGATTTGCCATTGGGTTCTATGTCGGGCGCGAACGGCGCCAATCGGAAGAACACTTTGGAAGCAACCGCATCTGGCCGTGGCAATGGAAGCCGCGCGCTGGGCGTGATATCGCTTGGCCTGCGCTGGCGGCGGCACTTGCCGCGCTTTTGATTGAGGTTTTAGCGTAATGTCGCAGGAGCCGGACGATCTCAAATACAAGACGCCAGAGGGCAAGTATCGCCGCTGGCTGGTCGAGATTGATCAGGCCGAGAAGTGGTGCCGCGATTGGCATGAGACTGCCAAGAAGTGCTTGAAGCGCTACCGCGACGACCGGAATGAGCTTCAGAAAACACAGCGCCGCATCAATATATTTTGGTCAAACGTCGAAACCCTGAAGCCTGCGCTATATGCGCGGCGCGCGAAGCCCGTGGTGGAGCGGCGCTTCCGCGATGCTGACCCAATTGGCAAGGCGGCGGCGGAAACGCTGGAGCGGGCTACCACTTTCGCCACGGACAGCGACCAGTTTGACGAGGTAATCCGCCAAGCGCGCGATGATCGGCTTATCGTCGGGCGCGGCACGGCCTGGCTGCGCTATGTGCCGCATTTCCAGCAGATGAACCCGCCGACGCCCGCCGATGGCGTCAGCGTGACGGATGACGCCGCCGAATATGAGGCGGAAACGCAAGCCCAGGCGCCAGTTGAGGCGCTGGTGTTTGAAGAAGTCGCGCATGACTATGTGGCGTGGGAAGACTTCCTTATGTCGCCGGCCAAGACTTGGCGCGAGGTGTCATGGGTTGCCCGCAAGGTGCAGATGACGCGCGCCGAATTGGTGGAGCGTTTCGGCAAAGAGATTGGCAGCGCGGTTCCGCTGAATGAGCGGGCCGACAAAAACGGCAATGATTCTGCGGAGGCGCGTTTTCGTGATGGGCTTTCCGCCCGCGCTGACGTGTTTGAGATTTGGAGCAAGGCAGAGCGCAAAGTGTGTTGGCTTGCGCGCGGCTATGAGGGCTTGCTTGACGAGCGCGACGATCCGCTGCGCTTGCGTGATTTCTTTCCGTGCCCGCGCCCGATGTTTGCGACCGTTACCACAGAGAGCCTAATTCCGATCCCTGACTACATGATGTATAAGGATCAGGCTGACGACTTGGACAGCGTGACGCTGCGCCTTTCCATGCTGACGGAAGCTTGCCGCGTTGCCGGTGTTTATGACGCATCGCAGGACGCCAGTGTTGGGCGTCTGTTCTCCGAGGCCAGCGATAATCAGTTGATCCCGGTGAATACCTGGGCCGCGTTCTCTGAAAAGGGCGGGCTTCGCGGAGTGTTGGATTTCGTGCCGCTGGATGGCATTATCGCCACCATCCGCGAATTGACGTCGCGCGAGCAAGTCTTGAAAGCGCAGATTTATGAGATCACGGGCATTTCTGACATTGTTCGGGGCTATTCCGCGCCGTCAGAAACCGCCACGGCGCAGCAAATCAAGGGGCAATTCGCGGCGCTGCGGTTGCAGGAACAGCAGTCCGAGGTGGCGCGGTTTGCGCGTGACGTGATTGCGATGACGGCGGAAATCATCTCCGAGCATTTCCAGCCGCAAACGATTGCGCTGATGTCTGGCCTGGCAGAACAGGCGCCAGAGTTTCAGCAGAATTTCATGGCGGCGGTGCAACTTTTGCGTAATGATCGGATGCGGAGTTTCCGCATTGACATCGAGACGGACAGCACGATTGCGGTTGATGAAACCGCCGATAAGCAGGCCGCGACTGAGTTCCTTACAGCAATGGGCAATTACATGGCGTCCAGCTTGCCAATGGCGCAGCAAGCGCCGGAATTGTTGCCGGTGATTGGGCAAGGCGCGGTATTCCTGGCGCGGCGCTTCCGGGCTGGGCGGCAATTGGAAGGGTCAATCGAAGCGTCATTCCAGGCGCTGGAGCAACGCGCGCAACAGATGGCGCAGCAGCCGCAACAGCAGCAGCCTGACCCGGCCATGCTGAAGGCGCAGGCTGATCAGCAGCGCTTGGCCATGGAAGGCGAAATTAAGGGCCGTGAGCTGATGCTGCGAGAGCAGGAATTGACGTTTAACGCGGATTTGAAAGCGCGCGAGATGGGCTTGCGCGAGGCCGAGATGATGCAGTCCCGCAAGGACGCGCTATTGCCTGACCGTGAAGCGCTGGTGCAAGGCAACGAAGGCGCTTTGACGCAATTGGCGGCATCCCTTGCCGCATTGGGCCAAAGCCTAGAGATGATGCAGCAACAGCAAACAGACACGGCGCAAATCCAGATGCAGGCGCTGGCGCAGTTGGCGGCTTCCATGACGGCACCTAAGCGCGTGGTGCGAGGCCCTGATGGCCGCGCCATGGGCGTCGAAACCGTCTTGAACTGATCGGCGGGGCATAGATTATGGCGGTTCAGCTTTCTGTCGCAGTGCGTAACGCGCGGCTTGATGCAATTGAAACGACTATCGGCGCATCTGCGGTGTTGAAGATTTTCACGGGCAGCCCGCCAGTCAATTGCGCGGCAGCGGATAGCGGCACCGTGCTTGCCACGATCAATCTGCCTTCCGATTGGATGGCGACGGCAAGCGGTGGCAGCAAGTCCAAAAGCGGCACATGGGAAGACTTGAGCGCCGATAACACCGGCACGGCAGGGCATTTCCGGGTTTATGATAGCGGTGTGACGATTTGCCATATTCAAGGCACGGTCGGCACCAGTGGAACAGATATGACGGTCAATAGCACTAGCTTTACTGCGGCGCAGCCCTTCACAGTCAATTCCTTCACCCTGACGGATGGAAACGCATGAGCGATTTCGTAGGTTACACGCCGGGGTCTGGCGAACAGATCGCGGTTGACAATATACCGGGCGGCAAAGTCCAGCGCGTCAAGGTAATGCTTGGCCCTGACGGCGTAGATGGAGGCGATGTTTCGAGTTCAACGCCGCTTCCGGTCGCCGCATATGGTGAATTGATTGAAGCAATCGAGGCCATGCGGATTGCGATTGCGGCCCTGACCAAAACCATCGGCTTCGCGCTTCCAAATGCGCTTGGCCAGCCGATCTTTGAGGCGCGTCAAGGCACTGCGGGTAACTTGCTGATGACCGCAAACCTGGCGGGCAATCAAACCTTAGCCACCTTGACCAATCAAACGCAGATGGGCGGCTTTGCATCAAATGACCAAATTCCCGCGCTAATGCACCTTCAGGCGGACAACCTCCGCCGCAACATTACGGTGAGCTAAAATGGCAACCACAAACGGCAATAAAAAAATTCTTGATCTAAAGCGGTGGGAATTTTGTGCCATTCTGCCCACCACCACGCAGGCTGGAACCTTCGTTGCTTCATCGCGCCATTTTCGACAGCAGCAGCTTTGCGTTCGCAGCAACTCCGAGGCTTTCATCTATAATCCCTCCGAGGATGGATGGGTGCCGATTACCTCACCGGGCTTGGCCGGTACGTTTGGCGCGGGCGCGGCTGGGGTTTCTGGCGCGTGGTCAACAGGCTCGACGGTGGGCGCAGCTTCACTGACTGCGACGGGTGGCAGCACAACCACGATTATTACAAACCAAACCCTTGCGCGGGACTTGCGTGGCTACAAGGTCCTCATTATGGCCGGGCCGAACGCTGGCGCGGTTTTGGATATTGCGTCCAACACCATCGCCGCAAATGCGGTTATTACCGTCACGCCTGCCCAGGCGGTCGCGTTTTCTGCTTCGACGGTCTATCGCCTGCTGACGCCGCGCTGGTATGTGGTGGGTGCGGGCACTTTGGCGGCGGCATCCTTTCGCGTTTATGACTTTGCCACCAACACGTGGACAACGCTTACTCAGACGGGCCTGCCCGCTTCTTTAGGCACTGACGGAAAGCTTATTTCTACACCTTCAATTGTTAATGGTGATTTCAAAAGCTTCGCCACCGGCACCGCGACAAGCGCCACAAGCACAACGCTAGCGCAGACTGGCAAGACTTGGACCACATCGCAATGGATCAATTCGCAGGTTCGCATCACGGGCGGCACAGGGGCGGGCCAGATTAGGACCATCACGGCTAACACGGCGGACACGCTGACCGTTGCCACTTGGACCACAACGCCAGACGTCACCAGCACTTACGCCATTTCTGGCAATGACAATTTTCTCTACTACATCGGCAACAACGCCGTTACAATGTATCGCTATGACATCACGGCGAACACATGGTCAACGCTATCCCCGATAGCGGCGCGGGCAACCGCACCTCAAGCTGGGATGTCCGGGCATTGGGTGCATTCGGTGCCGGTTTCGGAGAGCGATTGGAACAACGAAAGCGCCATTCTGAACGGACGCTATATCTACTCCTTTCAGGGTGGCGGTGCTGCAAACCTGCATCGCTACGACATCGCGGGCAATACCTGGGCGACCATCACCTACGCGCCCAATGCCGAAGTGTTCAGCACGGGCACTAAATACGCGCTGCACAACGGAACGCTGTATATTCAGAAAGACCAAATTGGCCGCTGGTATGCGTATGATTTTGCCCGGTCAGAAATGTTTCCGTGGGGCATGATGCTTTACCCTCAAGGTTCAGCCATTGTGGGCGATACCGCGTTTGATGTGCTTTATAAAGATGGCGCTACGGAAATTTACTACATTTACATGGTTCTGAATACGCTCAACATCAATCTCAGACAGCAGGTGATCTAGCCATGGACAAAGAAGAATTGATCGCAATGCTTGAGGCGAAAATTAATAGCCTTGTCACCCTAAAGGGGTCACTTGAGAGGCTAAACGAATTGCAGCGGGCGCAGGAGGTGGAGATTGAAATTAACGACACGCAAGCCCTGCTGAACGAGCAGCTTTCGCCGCCTAGCGAGTAAATCCTATGACGCTGCTGACGCTCCTTCAGTCTGGCGGCGCGTCCGTAGGGATTACGGCTGATCTTAGCGTCACGCTTGGGGCGCTTACCCTATCATCGGACGCGACGGTAAGCAGCGCGGGCATTACCGCCGATCTGAATGTCACGCTTGGAAGCCTGGCGCTATCTTCAACGGCGACCATAACGCAACCGCCGATCACGGCTGATCTAAACGTCACCCTGGGCGCTTTAACGCTGGTCTCCAGCGCCACGCCCGAGGCAGGCGGCCAAACGCGCGGCGGGTTCTATACCAAAGAGGACCGCAAGCGTCACAAGCGCCTGTCTGAATTGGCGGTGCAGCGCCGCGATAAGCAACGCGACGAGCAAGACGCATTCAGAAGCGCCCTAGAGGACGCATACGACGCGGCCCTGGGGCTTGTGGATGAACCAGCGGCAGAAACCCGCGCGGAAGTGCGGGAAGCCATTGCAGAGGCCGCGCAAGCGGCGCCAGAGCCTTACCGGGCGGAAGTGCAACGCCTGCGCGACTTGGCACGGCAGGCTGAGACGCTGGCGCAGATTGAACGAGTGATAACACGCATCGCGGCCATTCAGGCGAGGGCGGAAGCCGACGCTGATGATGATGAAACCGTGCTGATGCTGATGGGGTGACATGAAACGCAAATTCATCTGGCACGGCGGCGAATGGCGCGACGTGACCAATGCCAAGCGCGCGCCGCGTGTTGGGCCTTACATTGTGACTGACGGAATGAAGGCTTGCTTCCACCCGGCAACGGGCGAGATGATGGACAGCAAAAGCGCATTCCGCCGCGTCACGCGCGACCATGGCTTGACGGAAGTCGGCAATGACGCGCCGGCCATGAGCGCGCCCGTGCCAAGCTGTGTCGCGCATGATGTGGCGCAGGCTTACCAGATGCTTGAGCAAGGCTACACGCCGCCGCCGGTCGAAAATGCCGGCATTCTTGACGGGGCGAATTTGGAGACGCGCATCTATGAGTGATCGCTATTCCCGCGTCATGACTGACGCTGCAACTTGGCCGGGCGTGTTTCTGTGCGGAAAAGACGCTATGGCGGTCGCAAGGCGCCTTGATGAATACGCCGCCGCTTTTCAATTGCCAGATGATGGGCTTCAGCGCGTGGAAGCGGAGCGCCACTTGCGGGACACAAAACGCTTTTCTGCGCTTTTGCATTCCTGCCGCGTAACATTAGAAATCACCACCTAAAGGAAAATGAGCATGACGCTTTCTGAAAGCGGGGCTGCTGATGCAGCGCCTGCCGATGATCTGCGCGCCGATCTTGACGCCGCGTTTGACAGCATTGCGGGCAATGAAGCGCCCGCCGATACCAAAGAAGCGGAGC